TTATTTCTGTTTTTTATACCCGATGCCGGGAAAATTATGGTTGCCGTTGCGGATGGCTTCTATTTCCGCTTCAACTGCCTTATGGTAGTCTGGGTGGCTTTTTTCTTCCTCGGCGCATTTGAGGCAGATACAGTCGGTATTGAACCGGCTCATGATTCTGCCGTTGGCAAGAGGATCACCGCAACGGTCGCAGGTTTGTTTTGAAAAGAAATTATCCATGGGGTTCTCCGTTTTGTGCTTTGTGTGCCGTCTGTGGGGCTTGCAGCCCCGGTGGCGTATTTTTACAAATTTACTTTTCCGACGATTACTTCGTCGAGGTTTTTGAATGAGCTGTTTTTGTCAGACCGGCATACCAGCCATTTTTCGCCGTCGTGATAGTAAAGGTAACTGGCTCCGAAATCGGCGCAAAAAAGATGTCTGAGCAGAAGTGCATCGGCGTAAGTCTTGGGATAAAAACTTACAGTGCGAAAGTCCCGGCCGTAGGCTTCAGTTGTTTCGGGAGTTTCGTCAAGGCTCCGGATTTCCAGAAGTTTGAATAATTCGTTGATGGCTTCCGGCGTGGCGTAGTGCCGGGCGAGCAGTACGCCCACATGTTCGACGTATCCGTCGTAGTTGCAACGTATGGCGGTAATTGTCCCGTCGGCATTTTTTCTTGAGATTGTTGCGCTGGTTCCCATTGTTCGCTCCTTATTTTGTTATTTCATTTTCGATTCTGGCACGCATGGCATCTTCATCGTCGGCGTTGCGCATGAATGAAAGGACTTCGATGAGCAGCTCTTTTACGTGGTCCAGATTGCCGACATGGCCGTAATTGATTTCTTTTCGTTTGCTGTCGCGTTTTAATTCCGCCGTGATCAGCTTTAAAAGTTCTGCGTTTTCGTTCTGGAGGCGGCTGTATTCGCTTTGGGCTGTCTTTGTCATTTTTCCTTGCTCCTTGTTTTGGTTGTAAGCTCTTGCTTTCTAGTATGTTATATTAAACCATATAAAAATTATATCCAGTAATTAAGTGCTTAATATTCAACTATTTGCAATATTTTTAAATAAAAAAGGCGATACCGTCAAGCACCGCCAAAGATGAGATTTACATCATGAAATGTCCATAAAAAATGGACTTACATACAGATAAAATACAACCATTGTAAAGCCTATTTAATTTTTGTCAGCGGATCGTATTTGCCCGATAAGCTGTTTTGATTTGGGGCTCTGAATGGTGTCCAGAACCTGCTTGGTTTCAGCGTTCCAGCCGAGCTGTTTTATGGTTTCAGCGGACCGGATTGAGTCTTTCAGTGCTTCGCCGGTAGATGCGAGTTCTCCGGAAGTTTTGAACAGCCGGTTCTGGGTAATGACGTATTTCCACAGGAAATAGAGCATCCCGAAACTGAATACCGCGATACCGATGGTTAACGCGATCCAAGGATACGCGATCATCGTATAGCTGACGCCGACCAGCGTCGCGCCGATCGCCAGCAGTTGAATGCCAAGTCCGCTCATGCCCGCCTGGCTGCCGAAAACAATCACCGCAATCCCGGCGATAATCATCAGGCATCCGCCTGAGAGCATCCATAAGAAGATTGTATTGACCCGGCGGGTCTGATCGTTCTCATATTCGATCAGCTTGTCCTCGACCTTTTTGACATAGGTGTCGATCTGCAAATTTTTCTGTGCTTTTGCCAGCAGAGAGGTCGATACGGTTTTCAGCTTGACGGTCTCCTGTTCGACCTGCCGATCATCGCTGAGGCTGTCGATTTTCTCCGCCGATTCGGAAACCTGCGATGCTTCCTGTTCGAGCTGCAGATCGATTGCCGGGCGCGAGCGGAGCGTTTCAGTTGTCCATGAGCTGCGGCAGCCGGTCAGTAAAAAAGCCAGTAATATTATTCCGATAAGAGTTCTCATTCTCAGTTTCCTTCAGTTAATGGTTCAAGGTTATCCGCCGGGGCAATTCCGTCCCAGAGGTATTCTTTGCCGGAAGCCGGATCGAGCATGACCAGAAACTTTCCGGCAGGAACGGTTATCCCGCCATCGCCGCTTCCTGCTTCAGCTCCGTTGATGACGTTAAATTCCAATGTTCCGGTTTCGCTCCATACGCCGTTTGAGGATTTTTCCTCGAGGTAAACGGTATGGCTTCCGGTCGGCAGCTGAAACATTTGTAATGCGCTCCTCGCCCTGGTTTCTGCGCTCCAAGGCCCTGAATTAACATGGTAGCGGAATATGCCGGTACCGCAGAAGTTGCCGGTTGTCATGCGGTAAAATTCCCCGATATCTTCCTGGGTAATTTCCTCCGGGGCCGGATCGCAGGCAAGTTTCCAGTCGCCCCAGCTGCCCTGATCGTGTACCGCGTAAATCCACAGCCCGCCGTTTTCACCGGTGGTGATTTCCTCCCAGCCGTGCTCGTAATCATGCTTGGCAATAAAAGTCGACAAGTCGGGATAATAGACAGAGTCGTACATATTGCCCTCGCGCCATGGCACATTCATGCGGTAGGTGGTGTTAGGCAATAGCTTGACGGCACAATAACTGCCGATACTGGTGGTGTCGGCGTTATCGATGAAAAACACGGCGGCATCCGGATAACCGGCGAGCGGTTCTTCTTCAGATTTATCCCAGAATACCGGAGTCTGTAAGCTAACTCCGTTAAATACCACATCGGAGGCGACCGTTCCGACCCATTTGAAAGTTACGTCACGTCCGCCGTCGCTTTCGATTAATCCATCTTCAGTTGTCATGGTAGGAGCCACCAGGAGGTGGCAGTTGACTGCCATCTCCGTTTCCGGCGACCACAGGTTGTTGTCGAGCTGTTCGGAAATTTTGACGCTGTATGAATTTCCAAGGCTTACCGGCAGGGAAAATATTGCCGTCCCCGGAGTAAGCTCAACATAACTGCCGTCATTGACCCGGTAACGGCAGATGCCGGTACCAAGCGGAATCACGCTGTATATGCCGCCGGCCCATGCCGGAGTACCGGAAAGCATCATGTCGCCCATCATGCCGACGTACCAGGTGCCGCTGGCCCAGGTATCTGAAGAAGTTTGGTCGTTGGCGTAAAGATAACTTTCGTAATAGTCATACATATTGGTATCGTTGTCGAAATAATCCTGCATGGTCACCAGCCAGCGGGAAAATCTAACTGAATACCACAAATAATAATCGCCGTTGCGGTAGCATGACGCGCCGTTTTTGGTGCCAAAGTTGCCGAAGAGACCGCTGATTCCAAGTGTATCCCGGGTTAAGCCCGAGAGCAGTTTTGAATCGTACAACGGCAAAGAAAACTCAACGTCAACAGAGTTCAGGTCGGTTTCGACCGTGCTGAATTTCAGTTTCGGCTGTAAACTGCCGCTGCTGAATACGACATCAAAGGCGCATTCGGCAATATCGCTGTAAGTTGCGTCAGAGAGTTTTTCCCGAACATAAAAAATATGGCTGGAGGAGTCTGCAAGCCCTTCGACGGTATGTTCGCTTGTTTCCGCATCATCGCTCCATGAGTTGTCGTCAAGCTTGCAACTGAAAAGGCCGGTTCCGGCATTGACGGTCGTTACCGTCGGCATCGTGTCGATGGTTATCTGAGATTCCTCAAACCAGACTTCATCAAAAAGCCCCGGCCCGGTGTAGTAAACCAGCAGGTCATGATCCCAGGCGTTGACGCTTGTGATGTCGTCGGTATATTCACAGATGTAAATATTCACATCGCCAAATTCGGTATAATAAATCGCGATGTACATATCCGAATTGGACTGATTTTGATAATACTCCTGCAAGTTGCCGTACTGATCATTTTTGTCTGAAAGGAACTCATAGACACCGTTGATTTTATCCACCGAGCAGCCGGACAAATTAAAGGTATTATAAACTCCGGATTTCCAGTTGAAATACTGCTTGATTGAACTTGCGGTGGAAGTTTGCAAATTAAATATCGGCGCATTCATCAGACTATAATCCTCCCTGGCTGGATGTTAAATAAAATGGTCTCGGCGTTAATTACCCTGCCGACTTTCTGGACAATTTCTCCGGATGCGGTCGGCGGCGAATCTGTTACATTGCCGGTGCCGCCAAGAAAAAGCTCACTGTCCGGGGCAATGGCGTTGGCGATTTCACAGATGCCGTTATTAGCCACTATTGCGTCCGTCCCGGCAACAGCCATGACATAACCATCGGCGGCGCGGGATGATTTATCCGCAAGCTGGCAGGTAAGCGTACCGCCATCATCGACCAGATATGCCAGCTTGCCGACCGCAACTCCGGTTCCGGCAGAGCAAATAATTCCAGAGCTACCGCTATCCGATGTTGCGCCGAAACTTCCGGTATTGCCGAGATGATCCTTGTACTTCCAGGTAAATGAACCGTCCTGCTGCTGTTCCGGAAATACCAGTAGCGTTCCCTCTTTTACTATGGCGACATCGAAGTCGGCCTGGGTTTTAACTTTCAAAATTTGCATGATTACTCCTTCACTTAAAAAATAGATATCCTTGAGCAGGATCGGTATATTGCCCCATGAACAGCACGCCTTTGTCACCATCTGCAGCTGAATAATACCCGAGCAGACTTTCACCGAGACTTTCGATGTTGATTTCCGAGTAAGTCGATTCCTGAACAAGCTGGTATTCGCCGTTGACCAGCCTTAAACAGGCGTATGCGCCTTTCGAGGTATAAATGATGCTGCCGTCATCGCCAAACCTGACCAGCGGGAAAAGCCCGGCGTAATTGCCATAGGTTTTATAGAGGTGAAGTTCCTGGCTGTCGACCCAGGCATTGTTTTCCCGGGTTTGAACCTTGAGAATTACGTAGGTTGAACCGGTAACCGGCGAAGTTTGGGTTGACCGGGTTGGTCGGATCAGCGTATTTCCGCTGCCGCCGCCAATCCCGGCGGTAAAGTCCGACCTTTCGATAAACGACCATGACCCGTTGACTTTCTGAAAAACATCACAGGTTTGTCCGTATACATTAATACCGCACAAAGCCATGCCGTTATGGAAATTTATCTTGTAGCCGTAGTTGAAATTAGTCGCTTCAGTTTTGACAAATACCTGATTCCAGGTAGATGCATTTATGCGTTCATAAATGCGAAATGCCCCCGGGATGCTTGAGTTTCCTGAAGTGCAGCCGACCGCCAGCTCGTTACCGTAAAGTATCGCACCGGAACCGAAGCCGTCATCGCTGGCGTTCTCCAATGTCGCGGTTGCGGCAAAATTCCCGGCGGCATCATCATATTCATAGAGGTAAACTTTTTTATCGGTTTGATGCCCGACAGCGAGAATATCCCCCGATAATGATACTTGTGGCGTACAATATCCGACCGTGGCAAAAGATATATCCTGAATATGTTCAAGCACCCGGAACGTCCAGTTAATCCGGTAAATAGAAAGTATCGAAGCCCCGCCGGTATAACGCCATGGGAAAAATGCCACGAAATTTTCATTAACCGCTCCGTTGACTGCGTTGATCTCATCGGGGTAAACTATTCTTTGCTTCAGCGCGAATCCGGCAAAGTCATTTCGGAATCCGGAATTGACATGCAGTTTTGATTTGTAAATATTCATCAGCAGTATACCTCGCTTTTGCCATCGTAATAGATTTTGCCGTTGACCTTTGAAAAGGCTACTTTGTAAGTTCCGGTATCGCCGGAATCCAGAACCGGGATACTGCCGTAATCCTGAGCGGTAAAGTCAAAAGTCTGCCCGGAACTGTTGTCCAGCTGCAGGATAAATCCTTGCCCTTCTTCAAGATTACTGACCGCGTTGTATGACAGCGTTGCCGCTCCGGACAGCGTGCCGTATTGCGTGTCTCCATTGGCAATATCCAATGCGATCGCTCCGGAAAGAGCCGCTCCCAGATTACAGGCAACAGCCTTGGTCTGTTTGCTGTCCAAAGCCGTTTGCAAACCGGTAATTCCGGCGATTGCATGACTGTGGCCGAGAGCGGAATAGACGCCATCGTGATTATGGCCGGTCAAGGCATATTCGCTATGGGAATGGCTTATTGCCGCGTAAACCGTATCGTGATCATGGACAATCGCCGCATATATAGAGTCATGATTATGCCCAGTGAGAGCATATTCACTGTGAGTGTGTCCAAGCACCGAATAGACCGCATCATGGTTATGATCAGCAGCGGACTTGCCGTCCAGCGATGCCTGAAGATTGGTTATTTCGCTGATCGCATGGCCGTGGGCAAAGTCGGTAATATCCGCCTTAACATGAACATGTCCTGTTGCCGCTTTGTCATCAAGTTCGAGTTGCAGTCCGGCTATATCCGTAATAACGTGACCATGTGCAAAATCAGTTATATCCGCCTTGACGTGAGCATGGGCAGCACCTGCATAATCGCTGTGAATATGGTTGATGTCGGCAAAGAAGCCAGCAAAGAATGTTTTCAAATCCGCAAGCGTGGCGTATAGATTTACCGCGCCGTTGCGGATAAAGAACATCATTTGGGATAACAGCGTATCCGGACGGCCATATTCGGCATTCAAGTCCTCGGCGACCGCTCCGACATCGGAATGGTCCAGCACTACATTCGGGCCAGTATTGCCGTTGACGCTATCAATGCTTCCTGCTGGTCCAACTGGCCCCTGAATGCCCTGTTCACCTTGAATCCCTTGGATTCCCTGTATCCCTTGTGGCCCAGATGGACCAATCTCGCCCTGATCGCCTTTGTCGCCCTTGATACCACCGGCAAATGCCGCATACCATGTACCGGAGATTTCTGTTAAATTGCGCATCGCCATTATCCCGGCAAGGTTGATTTCGGTACTGTCAAGACCGTAAATCACATCTCCGATGTTTAGCGGCCATTGGGAACCGGTTTCATCGACAATCGCCATGATATTGGTTGTTCCGGATATAGTCAAGACATCGTTTTCATCCAAATCATCCTGGGAGAATTCCTGCCGTGCCGTTGACTGCCGCAGCCATTCAACGTAATCAGCCTGAGTGCCGTCGTGTCCGGCATCCAGCCACATCTGATACAGGCTCTCGCCGGAAATCCCCTGCGCAAAACGGATTCTGCCGCCATTGGAAACATCGCTCTGTCCGAAATAAATAACCGTCCGGTTGTTGGCGTATTCGGTCTGGATCATAACCGGGCTGTCGGGATCGCCGGTTTTGACCGCAAGGCCGTTACCCATAGCGTCGTAGAGTTCGATCTGGGCGATAGTTTTAACGCCATCAAGCACCAGCGAGCCGCCGAAAACGTCATCAGCGGCAAAAACAAAGTCAGGTTCAACTTCGGCATTTTCACCGCGATCTCCCTGATCGCCTTTATCCCCCTTGTCGCCTTTTTCACCCTGAATCCCCTGAATGCCGCCCGGAGCTGGCTCGCTCCAGTCCCCGAAAGCGTCGGAAAGTTTCAAATAGATATGGTTATTGTCGGTGTCAAGGTAGGTAAATCCGCGCTCGGCATCATCATAGATGCTTTTATTTGCAAGCGTCCCGGCCATGTCGATTTTTACGCCGTCGCCTTTTTCGCCGGGATCACCTTTATCGCCCTGATCTCCCTTGTCGCCTTTTGCTCCGGTATCACCTGGCAAACCACGGTCGCCGGTGTCACCCTTATCGCCTTTTTCACCCTGCAATCCCTGCGGGCCGACATCACCAGTGTCTCCTTTGTCGCCCTTATCACCTTTTGACTGAATAATCGGGAACGCTGGTGACCAGTCGCCAGTAACATCGGAGAGCTTGAAATAAATCGCCGACTCATCCGGCACACCGTAAACAAAACCTTTGAGCTCGTCATCGTAGATATCGCGTTCCGCCAGCGTCCCGGAAGCGGACGGAACAAGATTGTTGCCGTCCCTGCCTCTTGGGATGCTGTAGCCCTCGCTCCATTCTCCTTCCGGAAATCGTGAACGGAAATACACATCATCGGCAGTCTGGACTTCGTGCCAAAAAACATTATCCTCGGAAAACTCGTATTCCAGAACCTGCTGGATATATGCCTTTGTCTGTTCGGTAGTCCAGTAATTGCCGTCGCCGACCGGAGTCGGTGACCCCATCCCGGCATTGCCGCGACGGTTGCGTACCGGCAGATCAAACTGCAGTACAAACGCCGGTTTAGTCCGCCCGGCGGCAAAGCCGCAGAGTTCCACTCCCAACGTAATATCATCTTTACCGGAAATTGCCTCGCCAAGTTCTACTGTATCAGTTTCCAAAAGCGGAATGCGGATTTCCGTGTAGGCTTTTTCCTCGTCGGTACCGGCATTGAGTACACCTGAAACCACAGTGATATTTTCGTTGTCCGCCCGAAGTTTTGGGACAGTTGCAATATTCCAGTCATTATCCAGCAGGCAGTCCCAGGAAACAAACGAACTAAGCTGTTCAAACGGATAGGCATTACCGTCCCGCAGTACCCGCAGGCAAAGCATCGCTTCAACGCCCCGGGTGATAGCCTTGGTTACGGAAGTAGACTGACCGTACTCGTCGACGACCTCCCCGACCGTGGAATCGGCTTTCACATATAAGATTATCTGTTGTAAATCTTCAAACATTTTCTTCCTCTTTGTATTCGAAGTTAAAGCTCAGCTGGTCGATATATTCTTTGGTCCACAAAAGCCACGCTTCATTCCCGGCGGTACGTTCCACCAGTCGTGAGTCCGGGTAAAATTCCTTTATGAATGTGACAAAATCATCGTAGGCGGGCTTAATTGTATTCATGCCCATGGAGCCGGACGTATCAATGAACAGCCCGATGGTAAATTTCGTCGCGGTATACTGCGATTTCAGCGCATTCAATGCCATAATAAACGGGGTCATCGAATTGCACGGATCGCGGTCGCAGGAATAGTACAGCACATTCGACGGCCTGCCGGAACTTCCGAAAACCTGTCCTGAATTACTGCCGCCGGGCTGGATGATTGCGGTGTAAAAATCAATCTCAGCTTCAAACATCGCCTTGTGTTCGTCATAGGTAGTGCCGGTTGTGTAACCGGACTCTGCTTCATCAATCCAGGTAATCGAAATAATATCCTCTTTTTTGCGGAGGTAATTGACAATCCGGAACATCTGCTTGAGCCATCTTGCCGAGAGAAAATAAGGATTCGGCTCCAGCCTTTCATCTTCTTCCAAGGCCGCCAGCAAATCAGTTTCATTCCAAAGCCTAGCATCGTCGCGTGTCCAGTTGCGGAACCATGGAATCAGCTCAGTTACCGCATTATGCATCCGGCGTTCCATGACCTTGTAATCCTCGTTCGGATTGAAATTCTCTACCATCGGCTTCAACGCTGACGGCATGTCATCTGCGTTCATTTCCGGAAACAGATATTCGATCCGTTCCCGGATTGCCTCATACATTTCATAGCCTTTGACTGACGGCAAAGCCAGTATCGGCAGACCGCTCCAGTCGCTCCAGCGGGTTGGTTTTGTGATTGCCATTATGAATACCTGTTGTTGTAGATGATGCCGTTATTCCAGATCTGGACGATTTCGCCCATGACGTTTTCCTCTGAATTCCATTTGACCACGCCCAGCAAGGCGGTGAACTTGTCGGCGGTAAACTCCGGGAACGAGCTTTGTGCTTTGATTTCAGTTGTCCATGTTTCGTCAGCATAAACCGCTTCAAAAACGATGTATGATTCACCGGTAATGGAGAGCGTTTTTTCCGGAACGGTTATCTTGTCGATCCCGGAAACAAACACACCGCAAATGCCGTTTTCCAGGGTATCGCTCCCGTCAACGATTTTGATGCTGTTTTCATTGTCGTCATCGGCTGTTAGCCGGAAAAAGCCGCTGTAGTTGTTGCCGCCTGAACCGCCGCTACCAAGCTGCAGCAATACCCATTTTTCGCCGGTGCCGGATTCTTTCCAGAGGATTCTGCCGATGCCATTGCCTGCTGAAACCAGTCCGGCTGCGTCCAGCTTGGCGTAATCATGCGAATCATTGCCGATATTGACCTTTGCCGGGGTTATTCCCTGAAGCAACGCTTTGCCGATCTTTTCAGCTTCAAGTGGCATCTGTAAAATAGCAAACGGCTTATCCTTATTATCGGCGGAAACTTTTTTACCTGAAAATACCGGGATGCGGCTTTTGAATTCCTGCTCTTTTTCCGCATTGTCCGGCTGGATAATCAGGTCATCAAGGATAACCGGCATAAACTGTTCCAGCAAAGTTCCGCTGTCGTTGCGGACAAGAATTATCCCGGTCTTGCTGTTGCTGCGCAGCGCCTCGGAGCCAAGTTTCAATTGCGTATTTTTATGATATTGAGCCGCGTCAATAAATGAATTCCATGTATTGGCTTTGACCTGGAATTTTTCGCCTGACCTAACTTTCTTCACTTTCCGATCCCCAATAATCCAAAATCTTTGCGTTCATATACTTTTTCGACATAGGCGGCGGACGGCTTTTTGACCAGCGTTTTCTTGTCCTTGACATCATCGGCATAACGTACCCACAAATAATCCCAGCCTTTCTTTTCGGTGACAGTGAGATCGCCAACCTTGATGTCTTTGCGATTGGCCGAGACCGCGAACTTGTAGGTTACCTCCCATAAATCACTGCGGGAATCTCCACGGCGTGAACCGCTTGCCCCCAGGAACAGCACCTCGCCCTCGGAATATCCCTTGAACGAGTTGCTGTTGACGCTGCCGGTGAGTTCGGCGATAGTTTTCTTGTATTTTGTCGAAACCTTGCCCGGTTTGAGATAATGGGTTTCAGAAAAATTCATCACCGGCATCGTCACGTCAATCCCGTTGACATTTTCGCCGTCATAACCGATCGCTCCGCTGTAATCAGGTGCGGTGGTAGGATATTTCGCGACAGTTTTCAACGATTGCGTCAGGTGCTGGGTACCACCTCCGGTATCGAAGGAAAAAACCGGATCGGGTTCCTCTGCGCCGGAGACCGTGTTCTCATCAAAGCCAGCCTTGTATTGAGCTGAAATTTTGAACACGTTCAGGCTGATCCGCTCGTCAATTTCGATTGACTCCAGCGGAATGCCGTTATATGCGGCCGGGACATTATCCAGCGCAAACGCAATCGCCGCATCCTCATCGTCAACTTCAAAAACGAAATACGGGATTTCAGCGGTCGTGTAGTTGCCGTCATTGTCGACGGCTTGAGTCCGGTCAAAAAATGCCGGTTCGATTCGTGATTCCATTAATTACCTCATTCAAAAGTTAAGCCGGTGGAGGCTTTTTCTTTCAGTAGCTGATTTGTTTTTCGGGTATTCTTCTTGATATCCTCGGTTGCGGTTGCAGTACGCTCGGCGGCTGTACCGGACGAGAGCGATCGGGTTGCCTGAGCATAAAACGAGCCTTGCACCTGAACTTTCGACTGTGCCGCCACAACCGCGCCACCAGCATTTTTCAGCTTGTCCATCGCGTCTTTTACCGGGCTTGATTCCGGCTTTTTGGCATCCGGCTTCTTATTCTTCGCCTCGGAAATTGCCGCCTGCCATTCCTTGCGGGCATCGGTCAATGCCTGCCGGGATTTAGAGAGTTCATCGGCATACTGTGCATTATGCTGTTTCAAGTCGTCAGCCATCTGCTGGCCGATGGCATCCTGTTCGATCTGCCTACGCTGTTCGATTTGAGATTTCTGCTTTTGAGAATCCTTGTCAATCTGATTGTAAGCCGCATCTTCTCCGGCATTTTTCTTTGCCGCGTCGGCATCAATCTGCTGTTTCTCTGCTTTAACGTCAATGGAATCATCAAACATGCCTTTGATGTCAAGCCACTTTTTAGCCAGCCACGCAAAAGTGTTGTTCCACGCTTTCATGATCGCGCCGGTAAACCCCAGCCAGAACTTTTTCAGGAATCCGACCACGCTCACCCAGGCGGATTTAAGACTCGCCCAGGAATCGGTGATGATGCTCAATGCCCCGTAAAACGTCTCCAGAGTCGCGGTCATAAAGGCTTTTTTAAAATTGATCCAGTAACCAAGCAGAGTACTGATGCCTTTTTGCCAGGCAACCTGCAGACTCAGCCAGAGAATCCTCGCCGCAAGTGAATAATCACCGGAAGCCAGTGCCGCCTTGATACCGTCAAATGCCGTACAGGCAAACTGCTTCAACTGGGCGAATTTTGCCCCGAACCAGTCAATGACCTTGCCGATAACACCGCTTTGAATCAGGAACGTCGCCCCGACCGCCGCTACCGCAACAGCGACCAGCCACCACACCGACAAACTGGCGGTCAAGACCGAAACAATGACACCGACAGTCCCGATCAGAAAACTGAGTACGCCGGTAAATACGGAAACAATCGAAAGCAGCCCGCCGATGGCGAATAACAATGTCCCGGCAATCGCGCCCAAGGTCAGCAGTCCGCCTCCGATCAGCGCCACAATCCCGACGACTTTTGCCGCCGTCACCACCAGTTTTTTATTCTGTTTGATAAAGGCGATGATTGAAGTAACTACCTGCATAAACACATTTGCAGCTTTCCGCAGATCATCCGCCAACGCTTCGCCGATTACCGACAAAGCCAGCATGCCCGCCTGTTTGAGCCTGGCAAAGGACATGGAAAGCGTCTTTGACATTTTTGCGTAGGCTGTTTCGGTTGCCCCGGCACGTTTTTGCATCGTCTCAATATCGGCGGCAAAGCCCTGCATGTTCTGCAACGCCGGAAGCACCCCGCGCAAAGCACGGACATTCGGGAACAGCTTACTGACCGCATCAGGCGGCAGTTTGCTGATTTTTGTAAAGATGCTTTGGAGGCCTTCGGATTTAATCGCCGCTGAACTCATCTCGAACCCCAGTGTCTTGGCATATTCCGCCGCTTCGTCAGTCGGCTTCAGGAACGAGGAAATAATCGCATTGAGCGCGGTTACCGCGTTCTCGGTCTTTACTCCGTTACGGGTCATGGTGGCAATCGCCGCACCAAGTTCATCAAGCCCGACCCCGGCGCTTGCGGCGGTGGTCGCGACCATGCCGATGCTGGGAGCAAGTTCCGCAAAGGTAGTCTTGCCTTTTTTGACGATTGCGAACAGTAAATCCGATACGCTCCCGGCATGATCGGCGCTTAGACCGTAGGAATTCAGAATCGTGGTAATCGCATCCGCCGCCACTCCGGTATCGGTAAGACCGGCCTTGGCGGCTTTGGCAGAAACCGCCAGGACATCAAGCGCTTTTTCCGCCGGAACGCTGGCGGAGAGGATATCATACAAACCTTTAGCCAAGGTATCCGTGCCTTCGCCGAACTCGACGGACATTTCACGGATGCCTTTTTTATAGGCATCCATGTATTTTTCCGGTTCATCCAGCATGGTCGAAACATTCGCCATCTGCTGTTCAAAGTCGGCAAAAACCTTGGCTCCGCCCAGAAAAGGCATCGCCAGAATGGCGCTGATTCCCAGCAGCCTTTTCCCGGCGGAAGTCACACTGCGGCTGAAATTTTTCAGCTTTGACTGTGCCGCTTTCAACCCACGGAGAAGTTTGCTGTTTTCCAGAGTCAGTTCGACGTAAGCTGCTCCGGCTCGAATATTGGCGCTTGATGACATGAAGTATTCCTGTTACACGATTTCTTTGATGAGGGATTTGAAGCTGTAATCTTCAACCTGATCCGCGGCGGGCGGAGTATTCGGGTTACGGTCAATCTGTTTGATGATTTTTACATATTTTTTACAGGTGCAAATGCTGAAAACCGTTATTGAGATCAGTAGCACTACGCCGATAATCAAAACACACACGCAGGGAATTTGCATGTAAACAGGTAAAAGCTGAAAGCCCATAACAACTCCGCTGGCTCCCAGCGATGCAAGGAAGATCAGGCAGATTGAGACAAATATTACTGAGATTGTTCCGAAAAAATAGTCCATAAAATTTTTCATAGTGAAAAGTCCTTTTGTTTGATAAAGATTTGTTTCATGCATTTAAAGGCAAGTCTTGTATCCTTTGAGCATTCTCCTTTTCGCTCATAAGGGTTAAAGGTTTCCGGTGATACGGCCGGTTGCTTTTTCGGGTCGCGGTTGATGTTGAACAACATCGCCAGCAGACTCGAGGTATGGGTCCAGTTGTCTTTGCCGCGAGAATCCGCCATGATCAGCAGTTCCCGCAGAGTGAACGGATCGGGATTTATTCCGATAATTCCGGCGAGCTGGTAGATGAAGTTATATATTGCGTCACCTGTTTCTCCAGTTCTTTTTCCAGTTGCGGATTGTCCAGTTCCATTTTCAGGGCTTTCTCCATCTGATGCTTGACTTTTTCCCCGGCGTTCATGAGCTTGCGAAGCACCAGCCGCTTCGCTTCCGGGAAAAAATCGACCAGTTCCTCCAGCAGTGCGGTGGTGGCATGTTCGATGGCATCACCGCTCATCGCCATACCAAAATCCTCATCGGAAATATTTTGAGTGTCGGCTTCCGGTTTGCAGATGCAGTAAATCACGTCGCAAAGCAATATCGGATCACTGGCAAGCTGCTCGAGCAGATCGACATTCGGACGGTTTTTTTCATCCAGCTTGACCACATCCAGCAAATTTATTTCCAAGAGCGACCGCACCCGTTTGACGGCGGCGACATTGACCACAATCGTCCAATTGCGGTTCTGATTATCCTTGAAACATTTCATTATTCACCACCTCCGGCTGCGCCTTCCCAGTTCGGCTCGCGGGTTGACTTGGCAGACGGTTTGACGTTGACGGCATAGTTGATTACTTCTTCTAGCCCCTCAGTGCGGTTGAATGAAATAACCTCGAAATCGGCATCCAGCCCGACTCCGCCGGTTTCAGCGTCAGCAATGAACAGCGCAATCGCCGTATCATTGAAAAAAGCATTCTGAATTGCCTGGAACCCGGCATCGGAAGTATCCCCGGCAAGGGTGAACTCGACAGATGCGTCTTTCAGTCCGGACAATACCTTTTTCCAGTTGGAAGAGCGTACTGCCACTTCGGCACTGCCTTTTTCAATATTCAGCGATACCGAATCTGCGACATGTTTGAGTTCCGTAGACGCTTTCGCTCCAGCGGCTCCGTAAAAAATCTTTGCTTCAAATCCAATTTTGTACATAAATAAATCTCCGTGTTATTTTATTGTGTTCTGCCAAATTTTCGGCAGGCGATGTTCCTGTTTTTTCAAAGCCGGTCCCATGAACGGGCGGGTTGGATATTGGTTGCGGCGGTACTTGCCGCCGAACTCATGCGCCATGCCGGAACGCCCGACGATTGAATAAGCAGGGCCGATTAACACCCGGCGCCGTGTTTTCTCAACCGCATAGCGCAATGATCTTTTCAAAAGCCCTTTGCGGGTATGCGGCGCTCTACCTGGAGCTGAACTTCTAGTGCTGCGCCTGATACTTCTTCTGGCGGTCAGGCGTATTGCCGCTCCGGCATGGCCGAGATTTTTAAATCCTGCTTTACGTTCGGCATCCTTTATTGCCTTGAGTTTCAGCTCCAGTCGCGCCCGCATGCTGATCATGACATGACCTTGAAAGTCAGCGTTACCACGCTCAGGAACTGCCGGTACTGGCGGAGCGTTTCAGGATCGTACACCGGATCATTTTCTATTTTGACGCAGACCGCTTCCGGCATTGCGGCAAGGCGTTTTTTATCAAACAGCCCGACCAGTTGTTCCGCCAGATAAAGCAGAACTTCGATGTACTCATCGTCGCTGATTTTCTGCTGAATCCCGATATCGACCTGCAGTTCTTTGGAATGCATATCCCGGGCGATATTTATCACTTTTACCGCTTTCGGCACGACCGACACCTTTAACTCTTTGGTGGTTTTCAGGTCATATTCCGGGATAAACACCCGTTCCGCCGTGAACTCGGGAAACAGTTCGGCATTGTTGATTTCAGCGGCTACTGTGTCGGCAAGTTTTGTCAGGATATTCATCTTGTTACCTCAGTACCGTTGCGACAATCGAGCCGATTGCGGCCAGTAGCGCCAGGATGGCGGCTCCTGCCGCCGAGAGCATTGTTTTGCGCATTTCCTCCGCCGGATGGCAGGGCGGTACATGATGAATCGGCGTGTTGGTTAAATGCATGGTCAACATCGCCTTGAGCTCAGCAATATCCTGGCGCATGGCGTTGACAACCAGCCACAGGTCTCGGCTATCACTATTTTCATTTCCATTGGGCATATTATGTTCCTTGTTGGGCTACTTGTTTGGTGTGAATCCGGTAAGTTGTCCGGTGTGGATTGATCCAGCGCCAGCACGGTTCGGAGGCCGGAGCCATGACTTCGAAAACTTCACTGTTAAGAATAATCTGGTCTCCTGCTTCCGGTTCGAACGGCAGCAATGCGGCGCTTATCAGAAAATCGCAGCTCCGGTAACGGATCAGCTGTCCGTAGGAATCTTCGATCCGGAAATTAGTTCTGCCCTGCGACGCGCTGATTTCCAGTTCATCGTCGCCCCGGACATATTTTACCGGAATACTCAAATGTTCCTGCCGCATCTCCTCAAGAAAAGACAACGCATTTTGCATATCAGTCATGATTCCAGCCTCCTTCTACTTACGGGCAGAGCCGGATACGAACGGTTTCATCTGTATCTGCGGCATCAGCAATAGCCTTGCCAAGGTACGCAAATGCAACTGCCGGATCACCACCGTCATCAGCTTCGGTTGTGGCAACGGAATTTACCGCATCATAATAGATTTTGGCTCCGGCAGTCACCGCACCAGCCGCCTTGGGAATATCAAATACTCCCACCAGCGCCAGCGAACCGAGTTCCCCGGCGGCAATATCGAGCTTGGCAATCCCGGCCAAATCGCCCAGGATTACAACGTCACCGGCATTTACCGCTTCAGTCGGGATAAAATCAATTGAATCGCCTTTTTGTACATATCTTGCAGTCATATTTATTCTCCTGAATTAGAATTGAAATTTGAATTTTTTGAGTTCCGGGACATGGAATCATGCCCCGGTTATTTGCCGGTCAGAGCTTATTCCCCGGCACCTTTGACCATGCCACGGAAGTCCTGCTCACGGACGCCCAGGTCGAAATAGACCCGGAACCACATGCCGAGCGTGTTGAAATCGGTCTCGCCGTGTTCAACCGTCGGAGTGCGCTTGCCCTTGAGAAAACCGATCTCAAAGGTATCGATCTGGTTCGGATTGCCGAACAGATACCACGCTTTGTCGCTGGACCCGGTATACTTCGGGTTCGCGAGATACGGCGAACTGATAACATTCAAGTTTTCATCCGCCAGTGCATTCAGTGCCGGGCGAACCGTGCTTTCAGCACCACCGGCGATGATCAGAGCCGCACTCCGGGTCAGTTCAATTGCCCAGTGCTTCAACGCGGTCGGCACCAGCAGAAACTGCGGTTCGACGTTGATCGGTTGTCCGTCGGCATCAGTCTGGTCAAGGAAGGACTGAATCGCTTTGCCGAGGGATTCTTTTGCAAGAACACTGTCAGCTCCTGAAAGCAGGTTGTTGTGCTTGGTGCTGAAAAGCTTGCTGCCGTCGCCTTGGGTCGGGTTCGCCAACAGTCGGGTAAAGAACAGCTGGTCAATTAACCTTGCCGCGCGGTTGCCCATGGCGGTCGGAACTTTCATGAAAGCGCCGAGATCGTCGTTAATGACCATCTTGCGGGTAAGGACAAACTTCTTGGCGAAAGTTTCCAGCTGGTTGCTGGCTTTTTCTTCGACCAGTTTGCCGTCCTTGATTTCACCGTCAGCGCCGATCGGCTGCAGGTCGCCAGCGTCAGTCAGGCGGAACCTTTCGTTCAGTTTGAAATCATTCAGGTCTCCGGTACTGCACAGTCTGGTCGCGATAACCGGCTGGGCGTTGAAACTCTGGAGCAGTTTTTTATTGGCGACGTTACCGAGAATCCCCGGCAAACTTACGGTCGAAAATGCCGCTTTGATGGTGTCGTTGCCGAATGAAGCCGGAACGCTCATGCCCTCAGCCTGCAGACAGCGTTCGAACATCGCTTTGAGCGAAATGTCACGGATTCTATCCGCCTGATCCAGTACCAGTTCACCATAGCTTTTGACCATGATGTCGTCATCGATGCCCATGCGCAGGCACATCGCCGCCTCCAACTGCTTCATGCTGTCTCCGGCAGACGACTCACGTTTTACCGCGATATTGAAATCCGCCTGCGGACGCTCCGTCCTGATGGCGTCAAGCAGTTTTGCCCGGACTTGATCCATATCCCAGCCCGCGCTGATCGCTTCACGTTCGATTTCAACATGTTCGCCGTTACAAAGTGTCTGAATATCGTTCACCCGCTGACGTTCTGCATCAAGTGCCGCCTGAATTTTATCCGGTTCTCCGGATGCTTTTACTTCGGTCGGCGTCGCCTCTTTGGTGGCGGTTTCGGCTTTGACGGTTACTTCTGGTGTGGTTTCTTTGTCCATACGTTCTCCTTGTGGATTGAAAAGGTTAAAACTTGCCGCGAGTTTCATGCTGGTGGACATATCCGCGCCTACCGGCACAACTGAAACTTCGCGTAACACTGATTCTTTGATGTGGTAAAACGGCCCGGCATGAACCTGTCCGTTGACTTCGCGGGAGCCTTTGACCAGCTCCGCATTTTTGACTTCCGCGCCGATTGACAATTGCCAGTCGGCCCCGGCTTTTGCCTGTTCGATGATTCCGGTTGCGATGTCACCGCTGGATACGATCTCGCCGTCAATAGTCAGGGAAAAGTCCTCGATTTCCGCTTTGACCATACCGACGCGGGATGCCGTCTTGTTCTCGTGATTGGAAAGCAGCGGTACGCTCTCCGGTACGGTCATTCCGGCAAGATCGACTACCACCGGGAACTTCCATCCGGGCAGTTTCATCTTGCCGCCGGAATATGCCAGCCCGATCACTCTTGAGTTCGAGCCGCTGGCTACTGCCGCTTCGATCATTACAAATCCGTCCATGATGTCACTCATCTTCTTTTGTCTCCTGTGGGTTAGATTTTGGATTAACTTCCTGAGTTGAAATGTTAAGTTGCTGCATGAGTTCTCTTTCCCGGGCGACCTGACGCAGCTCGCTTTCCCAGTCGCGTCCCTGCCGGGCATATTCGATTGCCAGATTGGTAGTCATATTTTCCAGCCGGGTTTTCTGTGCATTGGCTTCCTTGCTCGGATCGACATGTTCCATGCCGTCCCAGAACCAGGTATGCAGACGCTGGTCGTAGACCATGTTCAATACTTCTGACTGCTGCAGGCAATACTCCAGCAGCCATGCCTTGAGGATACGGTTCAGTACCCGGCTGGCGAACCAGTCCTGAAAGACCTGAATACTTTTGTAATAGGTCTGATGATCGAGCCTGCCGCTGGAATAGTTGTATCCGCTGGAATTACATGCCGCGATGTTATACGGCAAACTCAGGCATCTGGCGATCTCATTGAGAATCTCATGCTTGAACTCCGCATATGTCGATGCCGGGTGCGCCGGGTTGAGCTGGCTCATTTTCCAGCCGCCGGGCATAGTCAGAAGCATATTGCGTTCAAGCTCAATTGCGTCCATCGGCTCGACTGCATCGGCTTCTCCGTTTGCCGGAGCGTCGGTATAGAGAATCGCTGCGAAGTTCGCCGCAGATTCCGCCGTCCCGAGTGTCGCCAGGGTAAAACGCCGCAGCATGGCAAACAGCGGTAGCGCCGGGGTAATCTCCGGAATACCGCGATGCATTCCCGGACGATCCAGCCGGTAAAGGTGGATCATATTGTCCGCCGGAATAATCATGCTGTTCAGGTGATTGGCGTAAACCATTCGCATCTCGCCGGGATGGTATTTCAATACCCGGTAAGCAATCGGATTGCCGAAGTTATCAAAAATCACGCCATCAATTTCATTGTCCGGCTGTACCATCCCGAAACCGCTGGTCACCTGATCGGCTTCAACCAACAGCAAATCCAGCTTTACGTCATGTTCCAGCATCGGGTTTGAATTGAGAATCGCAAACGCCTCACCGTCCTGGAACAGCGCCAGCCGCATGGTTCTGAGTTTCTCCGCAAGATTGACTTCCAGCGCCCATTCCAGGAATGAATGTTCGATTTCCCGGTTAAGCTCCATGCTTTCAGTCAGCATCTGCAGTCTTGCCCCGGTACCGATGGCATCGTTGGCCAGCGTCAGACCGATTCCCTTGGCATAAGAATTGTTCGCCACTTCATACCGGGCGCGGTTTCGCAAACGCTGGCGCACATCCGGATTTGCCGCAGCATCCGGCCCGAGGGAGTCAGCCGCCGCCCAGTGCCGCATATTATCGGCGGTAGTCTGGGCGGCATCGTAACGCGCCCGGACCATCTGGTGCCGGTGTTCCGGATCACGGCTGTTCCTTTTGAATATTTTGCTTATTGCTCTCAGCATTGTTTACGCTCCCGGGGATGACAGTTTAGTCAGTTTTAGCCCTGAATTTTTACTTCTCGCCGCCGCCTTTGAATTCAAATAGCGGTCGACTTCGACTTGCTCTTTCAAAGAATGCTGCTCGAACTTCTGTCCGTCGGATTCCACCGATTTCGGGGAAGTCGCATTCTTGATGATCTGATCTTCAAGTTTTATGGTATCGCTCATGATTGCCTCAATTTTGAATATTGTTCTGAATTTTCGGTCTGTCCGAAGTCTCGCAGGCCTTGTTTAGTCTTATATACGGAAATGAAAGGTAAAAATACGAAAGACGATACAAAAAAATAATATTTTTTTACTTATGCACTTTAATGAGAAATTTTCTCTTTATGGTTGACAAAAACCTTTTCATAGTGTATAATAATCAAGTCTAAAGAGATAATTTCTCATAGGAGATAAAAATGATATTGACATTGACAATTGAAAACTGGATGTCCTACAAGGATTCTGTTGAATTTTCCATGATTGCAAGTAAGGAGAGACAACATGGAGAACGCTTGCCAAGAGTGGCAAAATATTCAACTAGGATATTGCCTTTTGCCGCGATATACGGAGGGAATGCATCTGGTAAAACCAATTTTTTTAAAGCGCTAAATTTTATCAGAGGGCTTGTTGTACGCGGATCATCACCTGACAGCATGATTTCTGTAGAACCATATCGTCTTGACGGCAACAGTGCTGATAAACCTTCCAAGTTTAAGCTTGAGTTGCTTATCGATGAATTAATTTATGAATTCAGCTTTGCTGTAACGAGAAAAGCTATTATTGAGGAAAAGCTGGTACTGATCAACAGCACAAGTGAAAGAGTTCTTTATGACCGTCAAGGCAGTAATCCGAATTTTGATAGTTCATTAGATAAAGAGCAATTTTTACATTTTGCTTTTCAAGGGACACGTGATAATCAGCTATTTCTGACAAACTCTGTTTCTCAAAAAGTTGATAAATTCAAACCTGTTTACGACTGGTTTAAGGATTCTTTGGTACTGGTTGCTCCAGATGCCAGATTCGAGCCATTTGAACATTTTCTTGACAAGAACCATCCGCTGTACGGCACTATGAACGAAATGTTGCCTTTGCTTGATACAGGGATTTCCCATATCGGTGGAGAAGAAGTCCCTTTTGAGAACCTTCCATTACCAGAAGATATTATCAACAAAATTCGTGAGGATATCAAAGAAGATGCCGCAGTCCGTCTTAATGGCCCCAACGAGCGTTTCATTATTACAAGGAGAGGAGAGGAAATCATTGCTAAAAAACTGATTACTTTTCATCCTAAATCTGATGGCACTGAGGCCAAATTCGAAGTTCGGCAGGAATCTGACGGTTCCCAGAGAATTATTGACCTTTTACCTGCTTTTCTTGAAGTTTCCGCGCCTAGCTCTCCTAAGGTTTATGTTATAGATGAAGTAGATAGAAGCTTACATTCATTGCTGACAAGGCAGTTAATTGAGGCATATTTGGCTAGCTGCAATAATGAAAGTCGAGCACAATTACTTATTACAACTCATGATGTTTTACTGATGGATCAGGACTTGCTCAGGCGTGATGAGATGTGGGTTGCAGAAAGAGACGTTGATGGCAGTTCAAAGCTACTTTCTTTTAGCGATTATAAGGATGTTCGTTACGACAAAGATATCCGAAAAAGCTATCTGCAAGGAAGGCTTGGAGGAGTGCCAAAAATTTTATTGAGTAGTGCTTTTATTGACAGTCGGGAGGGTGATTGATGCCTCCTGCAAGAAGGACTTTTAAGCGACCATTAGGAACTCGTCGATATAAGAAGCTATTTGTAATTGCGGCAGAGGGATGCAAAACAGAACCGCAATACTTTGCTGTTTTTAATGATCAAGATTCCGTTATCCGAGTTAGTTGCCTTAAAGGAAAACACGACAGTGCTCCTCCGCAAGTGCTTGCCAGAATGGAAAAGCATATAAAAAAAGAAGGACTTAGAAACAGTGATGAAGCGTGGTTGGTCGTGGATAAAGATTCATGGACTGAAGAACAGTTGATATTGCTGCATACATGGTCGGAGCAGAAAGAAAATTATGGGTTTGCTTTAAGTAATCCTAAATTTGAATACTGGCTGCTTTTACATTTTGATGATGGGAACGGGATTGGTTCATCGCGAGTGTGCTCTGAAAGACTGGAACGCCATATCCCGGGGTACGACAAAGGCCTGGATATAAGGAAAATTTCATCAGGCATGATAAATGAAGCTATTGAGCGGGCAAAGAACAAGGATAATCCACCTTGTGATAAATGGCCCCGAATAACTGGCACGACAGTTTATAAATTAGTTGAAAGTATATTAAACTCAAAAAATAATAATGGTGATTAAATTGGAGGTGTAAGTTGACAACTTTATCGATTGAGCGGTTGGCTAATCCGGAATTTTTACGTATGATTATGCCGGAATTATTAAAAGAATTTCTTGCTGAGTATGCCGCTTTTTTTAGTCTGCACGACATAGATGTAGGTGGCATTGAATTTTCTGATGATTACGATTATAAACGTATCACCAGAATTTTAATGAACCCTCAAAGCGCTCCTCCACACGAATTGTGCGATAAATTATTTCTTGTTTATGGCACTTCCGACTCTATACATCAGGACAAATTACTTGACATTATCAATAAAAGCCAATATAAAGATAAGCTGGATAAGCTAGACGATCCAAGTAGCGTTGATATGGCTTTGATTATTGCAATGAACGAAAAGCGTGAGCTCGAACGTTTGTGTATTGAACAGGATATCAGCAAACGCAAATCTTCCGTATACTTTCGCGCGACCAAAGAGAAAGCAAAGCCGCAATTCAATAAAATTGACAAAGATTTTCTTGACAAAATGACTGAAATTTTTAATTTCCATTTTGGACAACGCAAACGCGGCAGGAAAAGTGCAGAGATAATTTATGATGACTTAGGTGATGGCAGCCATAGGTTTGTCATAAGAAAAGGAGCCCCAATGTCTCGCCAGGAAGCAATTGAAGATGCAGGCAGCTCCATAACAGCTATATTTCGTCCTGCAATATACGACATGGTAACATTTCGCCCGTCAAAACGTGAACTTCGGGTAAGCATGCCCCAGAAAGCGATGTGGACCTATAAGCTTTATCAGGAAAAATTCGGCGACTTTCTCTATAATGACGAAACCTATTTTTCAGAGAGTGATCTAATCACACTAGAGCCTATTAAGAAAAATGGGCGGGCTGTTTTAAAGTTTGATGACGTTGTTGATGAAAATAACTACCAATTATTGGAAAGTGTCCGTATGACGGCGTGTGCTTACAGCTTGGATGACGCAAACAATGAGGTCGTTAACTACAAGGCCGATGAAGTATTTAATCTCTGGGATACTCAAGGGATTGAGGTACCCGAAGAAGCAGAAATGCTTTCTGCAACTTTTAAAATTGGACTGAAACACGAAGGAAAGTTGCGTCCGGTTACAATTACCCAGGGAAATAAGGCCAGCTATCAGTTGGATCACAGCTCTCCTGCGATTGAGCAATGGATAGAAAAACGGGGATTTGCCGGTGACTTTGATGATGACGAATGCGACGAATAAAATCATTGAGATTATCCGTCCCTTGGCAACTGGCGGTTTCCCACTATACTGGCTGAATAATGAGCTGAAAAGCGACATTGATTTTGCAGGATTCAAAAAATGCTACCTGCTTTCGACGGGAAATAAAGGTTATTCTTTGCCATGCGACGAATGCCCAAGCAATTGTCCTCGTGAAATTAGGGATTTTTCTGATGGTACAGTCGAAGCTCTTTGCCGGAAAGATTTTGCTGAGCCGATTATTCTTTCAGCCAAGAATAGAATTATCTGGCAGTTGAATAAAGACGCATTTCACGAAAAAATATGCGAGCTCTTGAACATAAGCCACGTCAAACCAGACACCCCGGAATGTCTACATACCTGGAGAATTGGAGAGCAAATATCTTCAGGTAGTTATATTCCGGTTTATATCTCTTATCCTACAGACAAAGGCAAGCTAAAAATAACGGTGGAGCATTTGATCTCGGCAAACGCCAATAATTCGTTTATGCTGATCACTCCGCACCGCAGGTTTGTTCAAGGTGATGTTGACTCAAGGCTCAAGCATAAGGGTGTTACTTATCAGGCAATGGAGCATTTTCTGGAATATCTGGATAATGATTTTGTCTTGTCCGGGATGGCTGTAAATCCCGAAACTCACTCACCTGTAAACAACATTCAGGCAAATAATATATTCCGTCGGGGAGCAGGACAGTGGGAAGTTCGTTTTAAAGGAGGAAAAATCTTTCCTGTTCCTGATTTATTGGGAGCATCATATTTGAATCAACTTTTAAGCAAGCCCGGAGAAGTTCAAACTGCATTTAATGTAATTTGTGGCGCAACGATTGATACGAGTTCACGCTTTATTTCTCTGCATGAAGCAATAGAATCAGGATTTAACATAACAAAAAATGAAACCCCCTCAGGTTTTCAAGAAGCCTTGGACTGGCAAGCAATAAAAGAATATAGGAGTGAAATTCTGAAATTAAAAGAACAAGAGTCAGGTCTTATAGAAGAAAATAATACTACTGAATTGGTTCAAGTTCAAAACGACATAGAAAGAATAGAGCAAGAACTTAAAAGAAGCCTTGGACTTGGCGGTAAAGCCAAAAACCTTGATAAAAAGCCAAAGAACTATGCCGATAAATTGCGTAACAGTATTAAGCGTGTAATAGGGGCAATAAAAGAGAGAAATGAGCCCCTCGCAGAACATTTGGAACAAAATATTGGATATGGCAACAACCCTATATATCGATCGACAGAAATTAAATGGGAGACTGAACCAAATAAAATAAAAATATAAGATTTTCTTCAAAGCTACGTCAAACGTAGCTTTTACTACGCCGGATGTAGCCCCTTCACTCTCGAAGGCGCACATCCGGCTTTTTTATTATTAGAAAATCGAAATACTGGTCGCAACGCGAGGTAATCGAGAACACAGTCGGATGAATGTGTTTAAGATTGCCTCTTTTTTTGTGGCTACGCCTTCCTTGGTGTTCTCGAACTTCTCCTTGCTGCCGCAAACATGGAGGTTCGAAATGAACACCAAATCTTTAAAAGTTGTAACTCTCAATCAAACCGTCAATGCACAAAACAGTAATAGCTATTGCTGTTTTGACCAAAAGCTACAGGATGCAATTCACTGTAAGGCTAGAAAACTAGTCGGACACTATGGCATTACAGAAAGCGACATAGCAGACATAGAGCAGGAGCTTGCTATCGAAGTAGTTAACTCTCAAGAAAAGTATGATGAGCTAAAATCAAAAATCGAAACATTCGTTAATCAAGTTTGCGAAAATAAAATCACGGACATCATTCGAGAAAGAATGGCCAAAAGCCGGAACGTTATGGAAACGGATTCACTGTTTTCAGAAATCGAAGTCGAGGAAGGCAAAATGTTCCTCATTGACTGCATTCCCGCACGATCATCAGGTTATCCCGGAATGCGTCTTGACATTGAAGCATTTATGGATTCTCTCAGGGGGCATGAAAAAGAGTTGTTGGGATTATTACAGCAAATGTCCCAATCAGATATAGCCAAAGTTCAAGGCACCTCGTTAACGACCATCAACTACCGAGTATCCCAGCTACGTAAAAAGATAAGGAGACAAGATTTTTTCAAGTTTCTTTAAGCACTTTCGTATATCACAATCGCGAATCCGTATATAAGAGAAACACCACATCAACAATTCAAAGGAGTTGAAATGAATATCAGTTTTGTCACTTACGAACCGGCGGACATGTACCATGACCGCAGTCGCAGCGGAGAATTTATGTCGAGCCATCTCTTGGCAGACTTCCGGAAATCTCCAGCTCTCTACCGCAAGAAAATACTCGGCGAAATCACCGAAACAGAAAGCCCGGCCTTTACCATTGGCCGGGCAACCCACAGCCTAACTCTCGAAGGCAGATCAGCCTTCGATCGTGATTATCTGGTCGCGGACGGACCGGTCAATCCCAGAACCGGCGAACCGTTTGGCAAAACCAGCAAGGCTTATGCCGACTGGCTCGAATCCCAGGAACGTGAGATTATCTCCGGTAAGGATTACGGCCTGATGATTAAGCTTCAGACTTCCGTATGGCTGCATCCTGCAGCTGCAGAATTCCTGACCGAGGGAGTGGCTGAAGGAGTTGTCCGGGCAGAATACTGCGGCGTTCCATGCCAGATTCGTATGGACTGGTTTTCGCTGAAGCATGGGCTTGTCGACCTGAAAACCTGTAATGAACTGAACTGGTTTGAAGCAGATGCCCGGCGGTTCGGATACGTCCTCCAGCTCGCCTTTTACCGGGCCGTAATCCGCGAAGTAACCGGGGTAAACGTTCCCGTGCACATCATTGCGGTGGAAAAGAATGAGCCGTTTACCGCCGGAGTGTGGAAGCTTACCGAAGAAGTGCTCGACGCAGCTGAAACTATCAATCGCGCCGCTCTGGAACGCTATAAAGCCTGCAGTCTCAGTAACGCCTGGCCGACCGGTTACGAAGATATCCGCATAATTGACAACATATAATCCCAGGAGAAAAACACAATGAGTATTCTCAACAACATCCAATCCGGAAAAGAATCCAAACCGCCGCGCCTGATGATCTACGGTTCTGAAGGCATCGGCAAGTCAACTCTCGGCGCAAATGCCCCGAACCCGATCTTCATTCAGACCGAGGACGGTCTTGGCGAAATCGACTGCCGCAAGTTCCCTTTGGCAAAAAACTTCAACGAAGTCATTGATGAACTTACCGCGCTGCGGGATGAAGAACATGATTTCCAAAGCGTCGTTATCGATTCCGCCGACTGGCTGGAGCGGCTGATTTTCGATGAAGTCTGCACGGAATACGGTGTCCGTTCAATTGAAAAAGCCGATGGAGGCTATGCTCGGGGATACACCCATGCTCTGACCCACTGGCGCAAAATAATCGTCCTGCTTGAACAGCTCCGCGATATGCGCGGCATGATCGTAATTCTGATCGCGCATTCCAAAGTCGAGCGATTCGAAGATCCGGAAAATGCCGCTTATGACCGTTACACCCCGCGACTGCACAAACACGCCTGCGCCCTGATCAATGAATGGGTTGACGCGGTGATGTTTGCCAGCAAGAAGCTCCGGGTTCAGAAAGAAGCCAGCGGTTTTAATTCCGAGCGCGGCGTTGCCTCTCCGATTGGAGCAGATGGCGGCGAACGGATCATGCGAACAGTCGGAAGTCCAGCCTGTATCGCTAAAAATCGCTTCAACTTGCCGTCGGAACTTCCGTTATCCTGGCAGGCGTTCATAGAAGCTTATCAGACGGCTGACAGCCAGGATGGGCAATAATGGCTAAATGCGGAAGAATAACCGAAATATACAGCCGCGTCTGCGGATATTTCCGACCAGTAAGCAACTGGAATCGCGGTAAGAAAGAAGAATTCAAAGAAAGGAAATCATTCAAGGTGAAAACAAATGAATACAAAAATCGTAAAACTGGAACATCAAGTTAACTGCGACCTCTGCGGTCAGCCAATTCATGTCGGAGACAAATGCAAAATATTAACCGACAGAATTACCGGTAAAGCATATTTCGAGCATGTGCGCTGTCCCGGAGCTGATATTCCCGTAGCAAAACATAAACCCATTTTTCCTACGCTAACCAATGCCCATAGGCTTGTGCTGGCATAAACCAAATAACCATTTATCAACAAGGAGATATTAAAAATGGCTACTCTCAATTTCAACGCAAACGAAGTCGAACCGAGCAAAGGTATTGATCCGATCCCGGCAGGTAAATACAACGCTGTCATCATTGATTCGGAAATGAAACCGACCAAAAACGGCAACGGTCAGTATCTGGCACTGACCTTTGAAGTAATTGACGGCGAATACAAAGGCCGTAAGGTTTGGAGTCGTCTCAATCTCGATAACCCAAATGCTCAGGCAGTGCAGATTGCCAGAGGCGATCTTTCCGCAATCTGTCGGGCAGTCAACGTTATCCAGCCGCGTGATTCGGTTGAACTGCACAACCTGCCACTGGTTATTACCGTCCGATGCCGGAAGAATCCGGAAAACGGTGATATAACCAACGACATTAAAGGTTATGAACCACGTGCGTCAGCGGCAAAGACAACTCCGCCGCCGCAAGCCAACGGGAATTCAAATCCGCCATGGGCAAGGAAGTAATGCGGGAGTTTGAATTACCATGGCCTCCAAGCGTGAATCATTACTACCGTCATGTCGGCTCGCGCGTGCTTATCAGCCGCGCGGGTCGGCGCTACCGGGAAAACATCCAGGCGCGGATGCGAAACGAAAACATCGAAACCGCATCAGATCCGGTGGAACTCTATATCGAGCTTTATCCTCCGGATCGCCGCAGACGCGATGTAGATAATTCACTGAAGTGTCTGCTGGATGCTTTTACGCACGGAGGGTTATACGATGATGACAGTTTGATTCACAAGCTGACCGTCATCAAACGAGAAGTCATGCCGCCCGATGGGATGGTTTATATAAGGATGAGAAAATTATGCAATGCAGATACCAGAAAATCAGAATAGTCCGCAAGGCTATGAACCGGATTCAGGACAGTTCAGCTCGGGAAATATGTTCATATTTACTGAAAGGCTGGAGTCTTGAAGAAGTGCGCAGACAACTCAATATGCCATTAATGGCGTTTGAAATGTTTGTCGACGAGATCAAACGGGTATTATTCGAAAACGGACTTGAGCTAAAAACAGATGATTATTCTTTTGTAGGATTATAATTATTGAGTCCTGCTTCGATAATACGATTCAGAATGACCATTTTTTCAATAAGGTCGTTCTTCCCGTTGAATAACTTGCACAATTTAAAGAACTGCTCCTCATTAAAAATAGGGTTATGTAGAACTACTTCGTGGCATTCATAGCAACATATTTTAGTCGCTTTTGGATCTGTTACGCCCATTTGCTCCCATTGCTCTGGCTTGATGTCTTTAAATTCCTTGCGAGCTGTTTTGGGTGCAAGGTGGCATAAGTGAGCTTCCGACTTGGCCGCTTTATCATTTATACCTTCTGCAGTATTGGAACCTTGTTGCTCCGCCAATTTGTTGGTTTTCTGATATTTAAGCTCTTTACCGCAAAGCTCACAATGTGTAGTTAGTTGTTCCATAATGCATCCTTTAAGTTTTAACCCGAAATAATATAACTATGAAATTACGAAATTACCAACAAGAAGCGGTCAATGCCGTTTATGACCATTTGCGTACCCGCGATGATAATCCTTGTGTGGTGCTTCCAACCGGTACCGGCAAGAGCATCGTGCTGGCACAGATCGCAACTGACGCCGTTTCAAACTGGTCAGGTCGAGTGTTGATTCTGGCACACGTCAAGGAACTGCTGGAGCAGAACGCCGACAAGATTCGCAAGCTCTGCCCGGGGCTGGATGTTGGAGTTTATTCTGCCGGACTGAACTCACGCGATACCGACCATGCAGTTATTGTCGCGGGTATCCAGTCTGTATACAACAAAGCCTGCGAGCTTGGTTCATTTGACCTGATTGTGATTGATGAGGCGCACCTGATCCAGCCGGACGGCGACGGGATGTACCGGACTTTCCTTGCGGATATGCAAGTAATAAATCCAAATGTCCGGCTGATCGGTTTGACGGCGACGCCGTTCCGGCTTAAGGGTGGGCTGATCTGCCAACCGGAAAATCTGTTGAATGACATCTGCTATGAAGCCGGGCTGAAAGAAATGATCCAGCAGGGTTATCTTTCACCGCTGACTTCCAAGGCTGGCAGAGTTCAGGCAAAACTGGATAACCTGCATATTCGCGGCGGTGAGTTTATCAATTCTGAAATCGAAGAAGCGATGGATAATGACGAGCTGGTAAACTCTGCCTGCCGGGAAATCGTGGAACTCACCAAAGACCGGCAGAGCGTGCTGATCTTTACTTCCAGCGTAGAACATTGCGAACATGTCGCGGAAAAAATCAGTTTCTGGAGTGGACAGGAATGCGCTGTTGTTACCGGTTCAACTCCAGCTGGCGAACGTGCTGAAATTATCTCCAGATTCAAAGGTGAAAAGGTTGCTGATGACTTCTTCTCGTATAAGCCGCGCCTGAAGTTTCTGGCAAATGTCAATGTCCTGACTACCGGCTTTGATGCGCCGAACACCGACTGCGTTGTTTTACTGCGCCCGACCAACAGCCCCGGGCTGCTGGTTCAGATGATCGGGCGTGGAACAAGGCTGTGCGATGGCAAGGATGATTGTTTGGTGCTGGATTACGGTGAAAATATTCTCAGGCATGGTCCGGTTGATATGATAACCGTCCAGGACAAAACAAGCGGCAAAGGCGAAGCTCCAGCAAAGAAGTGTCCGGAATGTCTGGCTTTGATTCATGCCGCTTATCAGACATGTCCGGAGTGTGGATATGAGTTCCCTCCTCCGGAAAAGAATAATATTCAGCAGACGGCAAGCACAGCCGGTGTACTATCCGGGCAAGTTGACTATACGCCGTATGAGGTTCAGGATACATGGTACGCTGTTCATGAAAAGCGAGGCGCTGAACCCGGAACTCCGAAAACCATGCGGATTGATTACCTGACCGGTTTCAATCAGTTCAAATCCGAATGGGCATGTCCGGAACACACCGGCTATGCCCGTCGCAAGTTCGAGAAGTGGTGGAAGCAGCGATCCAATGCACCATTGCCAAGTTCAGCACAGGAAGCTGTCGCACTGGCTGATGACGGAGCATTGGCGACGGCAAACAAGATTATCGTCAAGTCCGTTGCCGGTGAAAAGTTTGACCGGATCGTCGATTACGAGCTTGGCGAAATCCCGGAATACATCACGGAACCGGGCTGGAACGACTGCAGTAATGAAGAATGGGTTCCGCCCAACTATCCTGATGATGATTTTGATGATGACATTCCATTTTGAGGTAAGATATGACTATAAAACAGCTTTTCCCGATAATTTTGATAACTCTTGACGTTGCTACCGCCATCGTTTACTGCTGCCATGGTGATTTCAAACACACCATCTACTGGTTCGCGGCGGCAACGCTTACTGCGACCGTAACATTTTAAAACCGGATTCAGGAGAATAATGATTGATAAACAACAGATAATGAAAGCCTTGGAGCTATGGTTTCAGCCCGGCGACGTATTTGAAATCAGAGTACTGGACGCGACGACTGCTGATTATATGCGGCCGCATGTCGAGTCCGGTTACTTTGATTTTGAACACATTGACGCCGTTGCCGATGCGCTGGCAAAACTGCGTACTTATCGCGGAGCTTACGCAACCGTAAACCCGGTTAACCCGGCACTGCTGGCACGGGCTAATAACCGCCTGCGGGCTGTCGGGCGCGAGCCGACCACTGCTGATGCTGACATCCTCTGCCGTCGCTGGCTGTTGCTCGATTTCGATGCAAAACGTCCCAGCGGCGTGTCCAGCACAGAAGAAGAACACGACAATGCCATGCTCAAGGCAATGGAAATTCAGGAAGCTCTGGCTGGCTGTGGCTGGTCTGAACCGATCATGCTGGATTCCGGAAACGGAGCACAACTGATGTATCAAATTGATCTGCCGTCAGATGACGAAGGATTTGTTCAGAAAGTTATCCAGACCATTGCCGGAGCTTCTGACGATCAGGTTGATATCGACTTAACCGTTCACAACCCGGCACGTATCTGGCGCATTCCCGGAACCATGAACTGCAAGGGCGACAGCATTCCTGAACGCCCACACCGTATGGCAAAGCTCATTTCAGCACCGGAAAAGCTGGAAATACTGTCGAAGGAACAGCTCCAGGAGCTTGTCGGAGCAACAGAACGAGTCAGTTATTCGAATATTTCGAATAACTCCACATTCAATATTGACGATTGGATTGCTCTGTACTGTCCGGAACTAGGACAGCCGCAGGAATGGAAAGGCGGCAGGAGATGGGTATTCAATGAATGCCCATTCAATCCTGCCCATAACAACCGTTCTGCTGTACTCATCGAACAGCCGTCCGGTGCGATTGCGTTCACCTGCCATCACAATTCATGTCAGGGCAACGACTGGTTCAAGCTCCGGGAGCTCAAGGAACCGGGATGTTACAATCAAGTGCAGGACTACCCCGAGGTAAATATCGACGGCATTCTTAATCAGAATAAGCCCAAGGCAGAGAAAAGCGAATCGTTATTCCCCGATCCCGGCCCGCTGCCAGATAAGCTGCTCAAAGTTCCCGGATTTGTCAATGACGTGGTCAACCTCTGTATGGATACCGCTCCGTATCCCAACCGTGTACTGGCATTCACCGGAGCGTTGGCTTTCCTCGCATTCCTTGTCGGGCGCAAGGTCAAGGATAAGCGTGACAACCGCAGTAATCTTTATCTTATAGCCCTGGCTGATTCCGGAACCGGCAAAGATCATCCGCGCAAGGTTAATTTCAATCTGGCGTTCTTATCTGACGTTGCCAACAGCATCGGCGACGCATTCGCTTCCGGCGCGGGGCTGGAGGATGCATTGTTCCTGCACCCGTCAATGCTGTTTCAGGCGGATGAGTTCGACTGCATTTTTAATACCATGAAATACAACAAGGACGGGCAGTCAGAGTCAATAAACGAGAAGTTGCTGAAGTTCTATGGCGCGTCAAACTCGCTGTATCCGATAAGGAAAAAGGCTGTGGCAAGGCTCAAAAACACCGGTGATCAGATTGAAGTAAATCATATCGTTAACCCAAACCTTGTCATCTTCGGTACAGCGATACCAAAGTATTTTTATGAATCGCTGTCGCGCCGTGTCCTTGAAAATGGGCTGGTCGCCCGGTGCATCATCGTGGAGGCTGGTACTCGCGGGAAAGGCAAGATGGCGATGCCGATTGCTCCGCCGGATTCGCTGATCCGGGCGGCGAAGTATCTGGTTACTCTTGACCTTGGAGGCAACCTCTCGCATGAGAACCCGAAGCCATTAATCATCAGCGAAACGCCGGAGGCGACGCAAAAGATCATAGAGCTGCAGGCCTATTGCGATGAGCAGTACCATTTTTATGAGAAGCATAACGAAGCCGGGGCAATGGCTCTGTGGGCGCGTGTCCATGAAAAGGTATGCAAGCTCGCGCTGTTGCATGGCATAAGCTCAAATGTTTATGAACCGCTGATAACAGAGAAGTCCGTCGACTGGGCATTCAAATTCGTCGAGCACCTCACAAAACGCATGCTGTTCATGGCTGAAAGCTATGTTTACGAGAACGTCTTTGACGAGAAGTGTCAGAAGATTATCCGCTATCTGCGGCAGGCAGGAGGTTCTCAGCAGCACAGCAAGCTTTTAAAGCGTTCCAAAGAGTCTCTGGATGTTTTCACCCGAATTATAGAAACCCTCAAGGCAAATGGAACGCTGGATAATTATACGGATACAAGCAAAACCAAATCGGCGGTGCATTATCGGTTGCTCTAATGTTTCCCCGAAATGTTTCTCCTATCTTTCTCTTTCCCCTTTTATGGGTTGAAAAAACATTTTAAAAATCGGCAAAATCAGGGGAAACGGGGAAAGATTAGGGGAAAGATTTAAAAGCTGTAAGTTATATATAATAAGTACAAATAATATATATTTATATATTTTATTATTAATCTTTCCCCATTTCCCCGATGTGTTCGCGTCCGCGTAAAAACCGTATGCGTGTATATAAGAAGGGGAAAAGGGGAAATATCTCTCATATCAGCCAAATCCAATGGTTCCTTCCTGGGAATATCTGGAAAGAGGGACGGGGAAGCAGGCAGGCTGTTAAGCAGACTTGCTTGCAGCTGATAAAAAAATATTTTCCACTAATCACCAACCACTTACAAATACCAAGCAACGTATGAATTACGCCGCTGTCCGGGCGGCATTATTTATCAACTTAAAACCCAATAGGAGAAGTTTTCTATGGAAATCATACAAATGAACATCGCGGACGTAAAACCTTACGAACGCAACCCGCGTATCAACGACAATGCAGTGGAAGCCGTGGCAGAGTCCATCAAGGAGTTCGGCTGGAGATCGCCCATCGTCGTTGATGAAAACAACGTAATAATCTGTGGGCACACAAGGCTACTCGCGGCAAAGCAACTCGGGCTGGATACGGTTCCGGTACACGTGGCTAAAGGCCTGACACCGGAGCAAGTGAAAGCCTATCGCATTGCTGACAATAAAACTGGTGAGATTGCCGAGTGGGATTATGACTTGCTGCCGCTGGAACTGGCCGACCTGCAAATGGCGGACTTTGATTTGTCGCTGCTTGGCTTCAATGCCGCAGAACTCGACTCGCTGCTCAACGGTGAAAACACCGTTGCCGATGGCGAAACCGATCCTGACGCGGTACCGGAAGTTCCGGAGGAGCCGATAAGTAAACATGGCGAAATTTACCGGCTTGGCGATCATGTCCTGATGTGCGGCGACTCCACCTGCCCTGACGACGTTGCACGGCTGATGGACGGACATCAGGCATACATGGTATTTACCGACCCGCCATATGGGGTTAGTTACAAAGGCGTGAACAATCCCGGCGGACGAGAGTGGGAGGTCATCGAAAACGATGATCTGCGTGGCGACAAACTGTCGGAGTTCCTGCTGGCGGCATTCAAGAATATCAAAGCGCATCTGAAAAGTAAGCGTGCCTTTTATATCTGGTACGCCACGCGGAATCATATTCAGTTTGAAAGCGCCATCATTGATGCCGGGCTGAAATCGAAACAGGTGCTGATGTGGAACAAGGGCATGATCCTGGGGCACTCAGATTACCATTGGGCGTTCGAACCATGCTTTTACGGCTGCCATGCCGATGAAAACTGCGAATGGCTTGGTGACCGTTGCCAGACGACGGTGTGGGATATTAAACGCGATCATACCGGTGATTATGTCCATCCGACACAGAAGCCCACCACACTGGCGCAAAAAGCCATATTCAACTCCTCAAAGATCGGGGAAACCGTGCTGGACTTGTTCGGCGGTTCAGGATCGACGCTGATAGCCTGCGAACAGACAAACCGTAAATGCCGGATGATGGAGTTCGATCCGAAATACGTCGATGTCATCCGACGTCGTTATGCCGAATTCAAGCATGGCGAGGGATGTAACTGGCAGGAATTAACACCCGTAACAAAACAACAATAACCCTCAATAGGAGAAAAACAAAATGCATGAAATCGTAAAAGTATTCAACGAGAAAATGGTAAGAATCATGGACAAAGATGGAGAACCGTGGTTCGTCGCAAAAGATGTATGTGAGGTGCTGGAGCTTAAGAATCCTACAGTTGCGGTTCAATCACTTGATGATGACGAAGTGACTAAGTTAAACTTAGGCGGCTTACATGGAGAAGCAAACATTGTGAATGAATCCGGCCTGTACCACCTGATTTTCAAAAGCCGCAAAAAAAAGGCACAGGAGTTCCGGCGCTGGGTCACCGCTGAAGTCCTGCCGTCAATCCGTAAAACCGGCGCATATCTTTCACCGGCGATGACTGACAGCCAGATTCAATCACTGCTGACGACGCTGGAACAGGAAATGTACCGGCGGATAAATGCAGAAGGGCGTCTTCTGCTTCTGGAAAAACAGTTGAAGAAGCTGGCAAAGCGGGCATTACCCAAAGGTACTTTTGGCGAGCTGTCAAAGAAAACCGGCCTGCCGAAAGACAAGCTTGTTGCCCCTTACATCAGGAGTGACCGCAGACCGCATCGTCCTCAGATTCTGGAATATTTCCAGTTGTTACTGCCGTTGTATTTTTCAGATGAAGTATTCAGTGATGTTCAGGCGGTTCTTCCCGCCTGACTGAACCTTACTGCATCGCGACAAACGCGCCTTTGCGTGTCGCGCTTTTACTGAAGCGGGGAAATTCTTTCACTTTGATTTCCCGGAAGATACTGCCATACAAAGTCTGTTCCGGGGTTTTACATGAGGTCGGAGTCCACAGTCCGGCCTCAGTCGCCAGCTTTACCATCTCCCGGGTATTCAGCGGTTCTCCGGCATTGGAAAGGACGGCAAACGCCGCGTCGATAAGTGAAAATTTCTTGCCGGATTCTTTCGGCTTGCTGACGATACTGACAAGACTTTTTACGGTAAATTCCCGTCCGGAGCTGAGGCTTTTAACCTGATAGGAATTTTCGAGGGCTTCGAGTACCTCAACTTTGACTTCGTTACGTCCGACTTTGACCATTGCGATGGTTCCGGCTTTCAGTTCGCTGGTGTTCATTTTAACCTCCGTTGGTTAGGGTTTTGAGCTTATTGCTGCTCGCTATGTACATACAAGCTTGGATAGCGAAACATAGCAAATCAACCATCTCATATATTTCAAAATAAAGGCAAATAATATGGATAATTCTTTATCTTTGACCGCATTGCAACCTGACATGCTTGTGCGGCTGCTTAAACAGGCCGGATGCAGGACGATTTCCGAGGAAACACTTGCCGACGATATTGCATCGGGTGCTCCGGTCAATCCTGATGGCACATTCAACCTGATAACTTATGCCGCATATCTGGCAAAGGAGACTTCTGACGATGCCTCAAATTAATCCTTCTTCAATCCGCCCGGTGGAAGCGGCACGGCTGTTGAATTCAACAGAGCTTGGCTTTGTCCTGCCGCAGGCGCGGATATACCGGGATTTCAACCGGGTTGGCTTCCGGATTGCCGCAGCGGATAATTCCCGCAACATCAATCTGTTAAAATACATTGCCTGGTTGTTCGATCGGAAGCATGCTGAACCCGCTGAAAATTCCAGCCGCAGTTATGACGAACGGCGAGATGCTGAACGCCAGCGGCAGGCGGAACAGTCCCTTGCGGGGCGCGACATCGGCGCATTGCCGGAAGTAGCAAACCCACAGCGCAAAAGTGACTGCGAACGCAACTTTCAGCTGTTCTGCGAGAGTTATTTCCCGGAAACCTTTGCCTTGTCATGGTCGCCGGATCATCTCAAGGTAATAGAGAAAATTGAACAGGCGGTACTTTCCGGCGGGTTATTTGCGCTGGCACTTCCTCGCGGGGCTGGTAAAACTACAATAGCTGAGACAGCCTGTTTATGGGCAATGCTCTACGGTCATCGTGAATTCGTTACGCTGATAGGTTCAACCGAATCAGCCGCTCTTGAAATCCTCGACAGCATCAAAACCGAGCTGGAAGTCAACGAACTGTTGGCAGAGGATTTTCCGGAGGTGTGTTTCCCGATTGCGGCACTGGAGGGCATTGCCAACCGTTGCGCCGGGCAGTTGCATAATGGTGAACGCACCCGGATAACCTGGACAAGCAACGAAATCGTCCTGCCGAGCATTAAAGACAGCAAAGCAAGCGGCGTTATTGTCCGGGTTGCCGGGATTACCGGTCGTATCCGTGGTATGAAATATAAACGTTCCGACGGGAGGAGCGTCCGTCCATCACTGGTAATTATTGATGACCCGCAGACATCCGAATCAGCCGAAAGCCTGGAGCAAACCCGGAAACGCATCCGGGTACTGGCTGGAGATATCCTCGGACTGGCTGGGCCGGGACAAAAGATTTCAGGTGTGATGCCGTGTACCATTATCCGCCCCGGCGACATGGCCGATACCATTCTTGATAAAAACAAGCATCCTGACTGGAATGGCGAGAAAACTCGCATGCTGTATAAATTCCCTGCCAATATGAAGCTATGGGATAAATACGCTGAAATCAGGGCTGAATCTTTACGAACCGATGGCAACTTCGATGCGGCAACAAACTTTTACCTGGAAAACCGCGAAGCAATGGATGCCGGAGCGGAAGTATCGTGGGAAGAACGTTTTAATCATGACGAGATTTCCGCTCTCCAGCATGCAATGAATCTAAAGTTCCAGGATGAGGCGGCATTTCAAAGTGAATATCAGAATGACCCATTGCCAGACGATAATTCAGATGAAACAATGCTGACGGTCGATGAAATCGCCAACAAGGTCAACGGTCTGGCTAAAGATAAAATCCCGATCGACTGCGACAAGCTGACGATGTTTATCGACGTACAGAAAGCTTTGCTTTTCTATGTGGTCGCGGCATGGAGTGATGATTTTACCGGGGCGGTAATAGACTATGGCGCATGGCCGAATCAAAAACGCCGTCACTTTTTGTTGACGGATGCCAATCCTACTATTCAGAGCATATTTCCTCAGGCCGGACTTGAAGGCGGGTTGTATGCCGCAATGCAGGAGCTGACGGCGGAGTATTTCTCTCGTGAGTGGCAACGTGAGGATGGCGCGATGATTAAAATCGAACGTGCTATGATCGATGCCAACTGGGGTCAATCGACAGATATAGTCTATCAGTTCTGTCGCCAAAGTTCTTATTCCGGCATCATCCTGCCGTCACATGGACGGTTTGTGGGAGCCAGTTCCAAACCGATGACAGAGTACAAGAAAAAGCCCGGAGACCGGCTCGGATTGAACTGGATGATTCCGAACGTAGCTGGCAAACGCGCCATCCGGCATGTGATTTATGATACCAATTTCTGGAAATCATTTGTCCATGCCCGGCTGGCAGTAGCCATCGGCGACAAAGGCTGTCTCTCATTTTACGGCAGAACTCCGTTACATCATCAGCTCATCGCCGAACACCTGACCGCCGAGTACCGGGTCAAAACCGCCGGTCGCGGCAGAACAGTAGATGAATGGAAAATCCGTCCGCAACGAAATGACAATCACTTCCTTGACTGTCTTGCAGGCTGTGCCGTCTGCGGTTCAATGCTTGGCGCAACTCTGCCGGAACATATCGGCGGCGCATTGAGGTTGCGGAAAGCCCCGATAAAACTCTCATCTAGGCAGCAAAGTAAAACTGAACAACAGAATCAAAACACGACGGGTCGCACCCGGTTATCAGATATCAGGAGGAACAGATGAACGACAGAAACCCAATACCGGAGAACATTCGGCAGGCAGTTGATTTAATATCGGCAGTATTACGCAGAATTATGGATAAACGACTGGATAAGTCGCGACATAAGAGCTTGTATGTAACCAGTAAACAAGGAGTTGTGACATGAACGACATAAAGAAATTAGATGAAAATATTCGGCAAGCAGTCGATTTAATATCGGCAGTATTACGCAGAACAGCATATAAACGACTGGATAAGTCGCGACATAAGAGCTTGTATATGACCAGTAAACAAGGAGTTGCGGCATGAACAAAGAAAAGCTGACAAAACTGCAGATTGACAACATAAAGCAGATGAAGCTCACTGAGCTGCAGGCAAAATTTATGGAGCTTTACGGCTTTGAAACAAAGTCAAGAAGCGTGACATCTTTGAGGCGACGGCTAATTTACCGGATTCAGGAAATCTATTATGGCGGCTTGTCGCAGGAAGATGAGAAGTTTCTGCTGCAGATCGCCGAAAAAGATCATCTGGCCACCTTGGGTAAAGCCGGAAAGAAACAGAAAACAATCATCCCCGGAACCAAGCTGTCCCGCGAATGGCAGGGCAAGAATTACGAAGTCACGGTTCAGCCTGACGGCAAATTCGAATGTGAAGATAATCTTTACGGTTCATTATCAGCGGTCGCCCGGGCAATAACCGATACCCGCTGGAACGGGAAAATTTTCTTTGGAGTAAAATAATATGAGGCAACAGAAAAAACGATGCGCCATCTACACGCGTAAAAGCGTCGAGGATGGGCTGGAAAAGGAATTCAACACCCTGGACGCCCAGCGCGAAGCTGGTGAAGCTTATATTGCCAGCCAAAGGGCAAACGGCTGGGTGTGTCTGCCGGAACATTACGACGACGGCGGATTTTCCGGCGGTAACATGAAACGTCCTGCACTGCAGAAACTCCTTGCCGATGCTGAAGCCGGGCTGGTCGATGTAATCGTCGTTTATAAAATAGACCGTCTTTCCCGGTCGATTATTGATTTTTCCGAACTCAGCGGCAAGCTGGATGAATGGGGCGTGTCGTTCGTATCGGTAACCCAGGAAATCAATACTTCCACCAGTTCAGGTCGGATGATGCTGAACATCCTGATGACCTTTGCCCAGTACGAACGCGAGATTATCGCCGAGCGGATTAAAGATAAAATGAGCGCCCACCGCCGCAAGGGAATGTGGACCGGAGGCGCAGTTCCGTACGGCTATCAGCCTATTGATAAAAAACTGCAGATAGTCGAAACTGAAGCCGAAGTTATCCGCTGGATGTACCAGCGTTTTACCGAGGTGCAGTCGCCCAAGCAAATTGCGCTTGAACTCAACCAGCAAGGAACTTTGAACAAATACGGCAAGGAATGGGATCGGGCTTATATTGCAAGGATTCTAGCGAACCGGCTGTATGTCGGCAAGGTGAAATATCAGGGAATCATTTACGATGGCGAACATGAAGCCATTGTCGAACCTGAAATATGGGAGCGTGTCCGGGAGATAGCAAATTCCAATAATCCGGTCAAAGACCCGAAAGGACGCATTGAAAGTACCGCGCCGCTTAAGGGAATTCTGCGTTGCGGTCACTGCGACTGCGCGATGTCGCCGACTTACGGGAAGAAAAAGAGTAAACAGTATTTTTACTACGTCTGCAGCCGCGATCAGCATCGGCTGGTCAAGGAGTGCCCGGTCGGTCGCATATCCGCCGGTGAAGTCGAACAGGCGGTGCTGGAGCAGATAAAGGTGATACTACATTCGGATACGTTTGTAGAGCAATGCGCATCTCGGCTTGGGATTCCAGCGGGAGATGTCTGTGAACTACTCAATCCGATTACTGAGGTGTGGGATGAAATGGCTCCAGGCGAACGCAATCGCCTAATGGCGTTGCTGGTGGAAAAGGCGGAGATTCATGACGACAGATTGGAGATTACTCTGAAAGTTTCCGGGGTTGAAAATTTAGTCCACACTCCAGACGGCGAAAATCCGCTCCCTGCGGAAGCAGGAGAAAATATTAGAGTAACTGTACCCATAAAACTACGGCAGAACAACAGTCGCCGTGAGCTGCTGGTAACGGACGGCACCGGGCAATACGAAAGCACGCTTGCCGTCTGTATCGCCCGGGGCTTTTACTGGCAGAAGCTCATCGACGAGGGCGCATTCAAAGATGCCAAAGATCTGGCGCAGTCCATGAATCTGGACAGGTCATACGTCGCAAGGACGATTAAGTTGGCCAGTCTTTCGCCAAGGGTTATCCATGCCGTTATCGCTGGTGATATCCCCGACTCACTGAGCCTCGATAAGCTCCGTGGAAGTATTCCGGAGAGCTGGAGCGAGCAGGAGCATGTGTTTTTGAAAATGTAAATTGCCAGATGAAAAAATATTAGACAAAAGCGCCGCATTTGTCGTTTAAAATTTGCTTTTTCCAACTTTTCAATCTACATTGTAAAACCTTGTTTAACCCAGTGTGATCCGATAGTCTTTGCCAGAATTCTGTCTGGACATATTGTTTTCAGGGCTATATGGCAAATGCTAAGCATAATTAACGGAAATAAATCTGGTAAATTTATGACGATTTTCGAGGTTAGGAAGTGAATGGATAAAAAATTCTCAACAATTGGATATGGTTTTCTGTTAGAGGAAACATTGACCCTCCTTGACTTTGCGTTGAAGAGCAAAGATCAACAAGCGGTGCACAATTCTTGTATCCAGAGTTGGCCGCAAAAATCAGAGGAAAATAAGGAAAGGTTGTGGCGACATTTACAATATAGATTTTTGAAAATTGAGAACGGCTCCATTGTCGACACACCATTCCTGAGAATGTTTAAGAAGGTGAGAAATGAGGACGATGCGGTTCAGGATTTGATCTTTTTCCAGCTGTGCATGACGACTCCTATTCTCTATGAAACCCTCTCTCTTCTTGTAACGGATAGCTTCCTTAATACAGGTGAAGCGGTCTTCTCCAAATACCACCTTGATCAACTTTTAGAGAAAAAATACGAGCGGATGCCTCAGTCGACCCGAGACCGCGTGAGGTCAATACTGGTTAAGTCGGGAAAGCTGAAACTATCTAAATCAAACTATAAGGTAAAAACGTACCTGCCAACGGAGTCCATTCTTGGATATGCAATCTATTTTGACTCCCTTCGCAATGGATGGCGAGCTCCCTCTACAGCAACACTGATGAATCAGAGTGTTATTGCACCAGTCTTTTTATGTAACAGATCTCTTCTAATAGCCGGGGTAAACAAGCTCTCAGTCAAAGGGCATTGTGAATATCACCGCCATGGGCAAACAGATCAGATACAGCTGACTTATCAAACCTTGGAGGAATATGTCGATGCCTGGAAATAA